CACCAGTCTACTCCTCAATTTTTCCAAATCCGTTATTATTGCACGTACGGACGAATTTCCTGCACGCTGTGCACGTGCGAGAATCGTCGTAATGCTAACAACAGCATGGAAATCTCTCACCTTGTTTGATGGCACTTCCTGCGCATCAATCACTGCGTACTTCCTCACCAACGCATATCCTTCTGCAATCGCATCCGTAACTTCACTACCGTAGTATCTCTCATACATCCTATGAGCAACACCCGACACCAGGGTAGTCAAAGTTGCAAGCGCAATTGCAGATTGGGCCAGACCGCCAGCACTCTTCAGCTGCTTGGCGATCCCAGTGAACTCAACTTTTGTTCCACTGGCTTCCACATCAGCAACAGCATCCTCGACAAGAAGTTCTATATCATCCTTTGATCTTCGAACTTTCTTTGCCTGGGCCTGTTTCTCGACTTCCTCCTCATCATCACTCAACCACATACGCAAACACTTACCAACTAGCACTGCCACCAATGGCATAACTAGCTGTTCTTTCATGTTTGCATGTGCAGCAAACGATGCCTGATGCGTTGCCAACGCACCAACTCGCAACAAAGAACGCACACTTGATTGAGCAGCAAGTTCCACCATTAGCAAATTTGCCAGTGATGTCACAAATGCTGCCTTCACAACCGTCGTTCCTTCAAATATGGAATGTTCCCACACTCCACCTAGAACCATCACATTGACAGCCGAAGCCATCTGACGCGTGAACCAATTACGGATATCTTTACAATATCCTTGTTCAACTCTCCCAGTTGAACACTCAGTCCACCTCACGACAGACATATACGAACATGATCTGTCTTGTGCCATCATGTGGCACAACATTGCCGCACATGCGCCTGTATACACAGTACCACACGGCAGCACAGCCTTCCACTCACTCACATCCTCATTTGGGCCAAAACCCACAATGAGATCACTTCTATCACCATCACACATGGGAGACAGAACCTCACCTGTTGATAACAACACCCACATCGACCTCCTCGTCGCACGCGGATATTTGCCATACTCAACAATCGCACCGATAAAATTATCACACTGATTTCTCAGCATGCTAGTATCATCTGCGCAATTGTCATCATCATCACACTGGACAGGCACAACTTGCTCTTCACACCTCTCCAACTGAAGACGAGACATGCCCTGTGGGACACGTCTCTCTTCACCTTGGGACACTTGGGACACACACTCTCGGGACTCTCGGGACACTTGGGACTCTGAATTAAAGGTTGACATTTCTTGGATTGCCGTGCTGGTAATTCCAGGGGTAACTGTCGTTACCGTCGATCAACTTTAATTTCCGGGGATACGCTGCTATCAGGGTAGAAAGCAGACACCTAGTACCATGCATTTACTATTACTCCTAAACCACCCAGCCTTGCCTCACGAAGGAGGGTAAACTGGCAGATTCGGGTAGAACACATGTAACCGACTAGGGCTCTTTCATCTAGCGCCTCGCATTCACACACAGTGGTCAACTATGACTTATGTGCACCGCACTATCCATTTCCACACCATCTCGATGGTGGGCTGCAATAGGCTGCCTCCAAACAGCAAAAG